GCTCATAGGAATTTACACTCAATCATAGTTTCTGTCAAAAAAGCTAAAAAGTTAATATCACTATTTGCAGCAAAAGAATTTTGATATTGATACTTAGCAATTAATAATACAAGCATTGGAATAGAATCTTTTTCCATTAACATATTAGATACATCATAAAATTGACGATACATATAATTCACATCAGTATCTAGATTGGTTGATACCCAATTTCGTATCTCAGAGTAATTTCTATCCTTCATAAAACTAACCAATTCTTTAAGTGTCAATTCTTGATTGTTAGCAAGAATACCAGTGTCTATTTTTCCTGTGGCAGAGTATTTTTGAATTTCGTTAGTAATGCGTCTCCAATCAGGAAAATATTTATTAATGACTTCTGCTAAAACTGATGGATCATATTCCACATTTTCTTTAGTCAAAATAAAACATAGCTTCTTAAAAAACTGCGATGCTAGTTTGGGCATCTCCTTTTTGGTTATCTTAAAATCGATAACAGAACATCTTGAATGTAAAGGTTCAATAATTCTGTTTTTAAAATTACATGTCATAATAAATCCGCAATTTTTAGAAAACTCTTCCATAAAATTGCGTAATGCTGGTTGTGTAGAATTAGCATTTAGATAATCTGCTTCATCCAAAATGACATACTTTCTTTCTCCTGTGAAAGAAACAGAAGAAGCATAGTTAGAAATGTCATATCTAAGTGTATCGATATTACCCTTCATAGATCCATTGATAATAATATAATCACTTTTCAATTCCTCAAACATAGCTCTAGCTACTGTTGTCTTACCTACACCAGGACCACCCGATAAAAGTAAATTAGGAACATTTTTTTGAGCAACAAACTGTTTGAATAATGTTTTTATTTCATGTGGTAAAACAGTATCTTCAACACACTTAGGACGATATTTTTCAGTCCACAAAAAGTTCTCTAACATAATATATAATCCTTATTATCAAAATTCAGATGTTGATTCTAACACAATATAATATTGCACACTATTGCTTTTAAAATGTGATGCTCCTTTTTTAGATAATACAACATCATAATCTTCTGGTAAAACATTTAAGTTTTCAGACTTAAATACTGCTTTAAAAGTCTGGTCTGTTTCTCCAATAGTAATAGAATATATGTCTTGTGAAGATCTATCAACATTTGCTGCTTGAAGAAAGATATTACTACCATCACCAGTTATTAATATTTCTTTCAGTTTCAACACATTTAAAGCATTGTTTATTACACTCAAATGATTTTTAGTGATTTTAAAAGACACGTCATTAGACGGCAATGTGTACTCAGGATAAGGATAATTAGGTAACAACGAAACATCAGTGTACATGTAACGTACAAATGTGTTTTCATTTTTAATAATCATATATATATCTTCAAAAATAATATCCGGTTCATCAAACAACTCTAATGCAGTAAGAAACCTAGACAGGTTGTAAATAGCAAACTGCCTAGGAAACACTACAGTTACATCGGAAATACCTATAATGGTTTTCGAAGGAGAAACCGTTTTTATACGATTTCCCTCTTCAATAACAATACCAGGATTAATCTTAGAAAAGTTCTTCAAAATATTAAAGGTATTTTGGTCAATTTTCATAACAAATAGCTCCAATCATTATTACATGTCTCCCATTTTCTTTTTGGCCCCCAGTGCTCCAGGATCAGCTGTGGCAGCCACTCCAATAGAAGCAAGGTCTGCTAGTGAACCACCAAAGATATAGGTGCCTACGTGTTGTAATCTCATCCATGGACAGAACCATGTCTTAAGACCTATATCTTGTGCCCGCTGACAAAACCAATAATCTTCAGAAAGATATCTCTCAGATTTGGGATCAACTTCTGCTTGAAAGAACATTAGAATTTTACGTGTTCCATCAAAGTGCTCTGTTCTAACATGATCTGGCTTATAAAGATACTTGTCTTTATATGAGTCATAGAACTTCTGCATAGCTTCTTTACTGATCATCATAAATCCAGTACCGATTTCTAGAACTTCGACCGGTTCGCTAATAGGAATAGATTGTTGTCCGCCTTTTGGATTGAATACATAATCACCAACAAACTTTTCTAGAATACCAGGATTTTCATCAGCAACACCTTTATCTACAGCGTGTTTGATCTTCTCCCATGAAATACACTTTTTGGGGTAAGGCCCACCAATAATATCATATTTTGTATCTTTTGTTTGTAATGCCATCAATGCGATTACATCATTTGGATCAAAACCAATATCAGAATCAATAAACATCAAATGTGTTGCATCTGATCTCATAAATTCATCACAACAATAATTTCTTGCTCTAGTAATTAACGATTCATTAAAAAGAAAATAAAATTGTAATCCTATACCATATCTAGAACAAAGTGCTGATAAATCTGCACAAGACTTGGCAAACATACCAGCACACTGACCACCATACATAGGTGTAGCAACAAATAATTTACGCTTTCTTAGTTCTTCTATCTCTATTTTTATTTCCATTATACAATTCACCTTTCTGTTCTTTATAATGATCTACATGTAAACATAAAATAATATAATGAATAGCTTTCATTAAATCTGCTTTGTTGTTACCGTTCTTTTTACCATATCTCCAAAGATATTTAAGTGCTGTGTTTCTAAAAGTAGGAGTAGAATCACCCAAAGCTATCCAAGCATCAAAACATTCGATATTGTTGTCTTTGGTTTTATAATGTTCTGAATATGTGTTTTTTAGATATGTTTCTAATTCTTGAAGAATTTTGTCTTCGCTGTATTTATACATGATTTATACCTTTAGTATTTTTTCAACATTAGCTGGTGAATAGTTTGGTCCTTTGAGAACTTTTCCATCTTCACGATAGATAGGTTTGCCATCTTCACCTAACTTGGACATATTAGACCTATGCACTTCACGGTAAACATCATCTATAGGTATTCCATAAGCTGCAGCCGTTCCATAAACAACATAAAGCAAATCTGCGAGTTCTTTAGCTAATTTATTGATATCAAAAGTATCAAAAGGCCGTTGTAATCCGTATAACGGAGAATAATTATCAGAAATATAACCAACAGGATCTCCTCCAAAATCTACTGCTGTATGACCTAATTCTTGTAATACTTCATTAAATTCTTCGTTAATTAGCTTAGCTCTTAATTGTCTAATTTCTGCAGGTTGATCTGCCGGTACTGTTGGATCAGGAACTTTATTAAATGCCTGATGGAATTCTTTTACAAGTTCAAAATTTGTTTTCATTTTCTAACAATTTTCCTACATTATGTTGTATCTTATGAATTTCTCTAATAACTTTTTCTTCTGTTTTTGCTTGTCTCAACATATAATATACTCTATATAAAGAGCCATATATTTCCCTATATTCTTTTTTCATAATTAATGTTACCTTTGTTAATAGAAACTCTACTGTAACCTAATTTAGATTTAGTTTCTTTATCTAACTTAGGTTTCTTTTTCTTTATATCCACTCGGGAGGGGTTCTTTTTGTCCAAGTATGTAAATCTTTTTTGCCTATTTTATAGTAATTTCTATAATTAGTCAATGGATCATCAGAAATAATATACTGTTTATCCATAGCACAAATTATAGGTGTTTGATCGTATTCTTGTAGGTTTTTAGGTGGTGATTGTAGATAATATGCTACACCCATGCACTTATGTTTTTTGTTATATCTATAAGTATATTCGTCCATCAATGCGTACATGTGTTCTACAAGCCAATTGTAATTCTGTACTGATGTTCTGCACCAAATGGCTGAAGGATGGTTGATGTGTGTTGCTTGATACACTACAGGCTCTCGTGCATCAAGTAGTTTCCACCGCTTTACATTTCTATTAGTTTTTGTCTTTCCTACATAAGGAGTACCATCTAACATACGATGGGCAGTAGAAAGTAACTGACAAGATTCAAGAATCATTTTGACTACATGACGATCAACCATCTGTTGTGCAGCGATGATTGGATTTTCATTGATATAAAAAATGTTCATTGTAGATCTTTCATAATATAAGAATGTCCTTTTTTGTTTGTTTTTTTGATTAGCATTTCTTTTTTGAGAGAAGAAAGACTATCAAAAAATCTACCGCCTTGTAAATGCTCATATTCGTGTTGAAAGATTCGTGCTGTCATGCCAGTAAATTTTTTGGTAAGAGTATCTCCATTGGGTGTATTGAATCTAACACGTATATGTTGCGGTCTTTTGATCTTAACAACTATACCTGGATATGTCAAGCATCCTTCCTCTAATACTATTTGTGTTTGGCTTGTGTCAATTATCTTAGGATTAAAACAAACAAAATTTTCAGGACTAGCTCTCATGGCAAAAATAGAATATGGTACGCCTATTTGATTTGCAGCTAATCCTATACCATTATTATCATACATAATTCTGATTAAATTTTTAGCAAATTCAATAGGATCAAATGGTGGATTTACAAAATCAAATTTTTGTGTAGGTGTCTTTAATATAATATCATCTTTATTTACTAAATTCATATCATATACCTTTTACTATTTTGCTAAAGTTTTTCTTCTTTTCAAACAATATAACATTTTCAAATTTATCTAAAAGTTGATCTTTTTTGTGAGAAATAATAAAGGTGTTTGTTTCACTAGTCATTTCATTCAACAGTTTTAAAAATTCTTCTACACCATTTGAATCTAAAGACGAATCAAAAACTTCATCCATGATTAACAAATTTGTATTAATAGAATTTCTAAGTTTAGCAATAGCTCTCCATGTGAAAAGAACAGCCAAATTGATTTTCATCTTTTCACCTTCCGAAAAAGAGGAATATGAAAACTCATCTCTATAACGACTTTTTAATACTTCTTCGAACTCTTCATTCAATTCAAACTGTACAAAAAAGTCTAAAGAAGATAAATATTTGTTGATCAGTTTGTTAATGATTGGAACATATTGTTTAATAA